AAAGGTCTAGAGTCCCGAACCAAAGTTCCTGTATAACTAAAATGATTTAGTCCACTATCTTTTGCTTTCTTAACAGTAAATTGACCATGAAACTGCATAATTGAGTCATGTGCTATCTGACCAGCATATCTTCTTAAATTTTCTCCAGCCCTATCAGCGGCATACTCTGTTCTAAGTTTAGTTATGCTTTCTTCAACTTTAGATTTTAAACTTGGGTTGTATTTATTTTCATTAATATAATCTACTAACTCATTGATTTCTCTTTGATTTGACTTTTGATAAACTCCGTTAATATGCGATCTTATATTTTTTTCTACATCAATAAATGGTCTGCCAGCTATTGTGCTTTGGTAAACCTCATCATTAATAACTTTGATAAATCTTTCGGCTACATCTTCAAAGCCACTAAATGATTGATATTTAAGTGCATTAATAGTTTGTAGATCAACTTGTGTTAAATTTTTAAATTTTGCGGGTATAGGCATCTTACCAAATGTATCTAACACCTCTTTTGCTATCAGGTTATATTCTTCATTTATTAATAAATCTGCCTCGTTTAAAAAGTTGTTTTCTACAAGGGTTCTAATCTGAGGTTGTAGTTGTATTGCTATTCTGGTCGATACTAACTCTCCACCAGTAGATTTTCTGACCGCATCGACTACATCGTCCTCTAATTTGTAAAGAACATTAACAATTCTTTCTTCGTGTTGATCTGCAAGTTTATCTAGTATTTTTGACATTCGTTATAATCGGAAACTTTTTTTCCATGCACGAATCGACCAAAATGCCGGCGACAAAGATTTTTGCCCTTTTACTTTTCTTAATACTCCGCCCATTCTTGCAAGAAACGACCTCTGCCTTGCGGGTATATTTTTTTTAATTGACATATTAGGGTCGCCAAATCTAACTTTTTTTACTCTTTGATTTTTACGATCTCTTACATAAACAGCAAATTTTTTACTCTGACCGGGTGTTCTAAAAGGTTTACCGAGTTTTACTGTACGACCTTGATACTTTGCCATTACTTTCTTCTTCGTTTTCTTTTACTTGCTCTTGCAATAATATCTTTATCAAAAGTCCCAGATCGACCTCTAGCAATTAGTTTATTAACTCTGGCCATTGACCACTGAGCCATACCGATACGAGGCCTCGACCCTGAGGACAAAAACGCCCCTTGGCCTCTCCGATACGAGGCCTTTAAATCTGCAAGGTTAAATAATTTAGATTTTTTTGCTTTAGCTTTTAAAGTTCTTATTGTACTTGCTCTTAATGCTTTACGTCTTACTGCCATTATTTTACTCTCGCTTTAAACATTGATCTTGGAATAAAACCCCCAGATTTATACAAGGACGACATGGATTTTAACAAGGAGGCTCTGCTACCTCTTTTTCTTCCACGCAATCCTGACAGATACTTTTTAGGTAAATCTGTATCTTTATCTTTTGGTACTCTTCTAACTCGTTTCTTCTTCTTGGCCATCTGGAGTCTGTCCCTCGATTTCGGTTGTCGTAAATTGTCCTCTAGTAGTTCTGGTGCTATCAATTTCATCATTAATCGTTTTAATTGTTTCATTGTCATCAATAACTGCCTCCGCAATCTGTTTATCTAATTCTTTGTTGAATGTTTCTGATTTTATTCCACTAGCTTTTGCCATTTGTAAGAATTGTAAATCGTTAGCCCAGTCTCTCACATCGAAAGTATCGGGGTAATCTACTGAGCCGTCCCATTCTTTGTTTTGCCATCTAGCAAACAAAGACCAGATTTGCTCTTCAGCATTTTCTAAAAAATCTGCTTTTTCAGATAGTTTTGCATTTAATAATTGAAATTCTGTTTGTAGTGCAATACCTGATGATATTTGTTGGCCTGATGTACCTCTAACTGAACCCATGTGAGTGATACGATCTATTGCATCAATTTTATTTCTAATACAATTCATAATACCCTCAAGGTTTTGTCCGCTTGGTTGTATGATGTAAGGTTTTAAATCTGACGGCATATCCTCTGGTATTTCTATAACTGAACCAGCACCAGCACTAGCCTCAACACTTGGAGTTTTAACTAGACTTGGGTGGTTAGCTAATCTTATCAGTTGTTCTTTTTCTGAATAATCATTGTAAATAGATTGTTGTAAATATGCAACATCTGCTAGATCACTAATACCAATAGGTCTTTTTGCACCTTTAAGATTGTAAACATTTACACATGGAATAACACCGATAGCATTTGGCACTTGATCTATTAGTGTTACATCGCCCTCTGCATATTCTTTTTCATAATCTGTAACTTGATATGTTGTTATTTCTTCCTCTGTAAACATTTTTAATATTGCTCTTTCGTTATTAATGTCCTCAACAACCAAAAGCATATCTAAATAAAATCTACCACTAGCGGCTCGTTTGTAATTCCAGTTCACAATATTTTCTGGTGTGTAAATAGACATATAAGGTCTAATGTCTTGATCAAGTTCCTCTGCTCTCGTTCTTGTATTTGATTGTGGTTTGTCAATAATAACCCAACAGTTACCATAGATGCTTGCATTCATTTGCACCTCTCTCATAACTGTGTTGAATGATCTGCCGTCTAAATCTGCATCATTTACAAAAGACTCTAATGCTGGGTCTCCGTCTAATGTACCATAATCTCTTGTCGGTGGTACTCTCCATAAAAAGCTAGTATAAATTTGAACAACATTTTTACAGTGGTTATCAACTGGTGTATGTCTAATTCTTTGATCGTATTCCTCTGGTGTTTCTAAAATGTATCTATGTAAGTAATAACCATTACGATAATCATTTCCTCCTAAATAACTACGTATAAAAAATTCCCAATTCTGAATATTAGCGTGCCAGAGAGGGTGCTTGTTTGTTAAAAATTTTCTGTCCATCAACTCCACCTTTGTCGAGGGTTAGGTTTAAAATCCCGTCTTACAGGAAAGTTATACTCTACCAAATAACCTAAAGCATCATTAAAATGGTCATGTGAACCATCTTTATCAGGTACATTTGTTCCCTCTTTGTATATCTGTCTTTCTATCGACTTAATAACATTTTTGCAAGATTTTAAAACATATAAACTATTTACACCTTTTGTATTTTTAAATTTTGAATTTACTGCATTAATTCGATCTCTAACAAGTGGTGCTTTGTTTCTTGCTCTTACATCAAAGCCAGCATTTTTAAGTAAAGCTAAATCAGTCGTTCCACCAGCAGATGTTTTCCTAGCTTTAGAACTAGGGTCAGGATAAGAAATAATTTTTTTATCCGGGTATCTACTTTTTATTTCGTCAATCATTTCGTTAGTATTAGAAGAAAATATTTGTATCTCATCAATTATAAATATCTTATCATTTTCTATCACAGAAACAACAGCCACCATCGGGTCGATATTAAAGTCTTGCCCAACATGAATTGTTTTAAATTTTTTCTTATAGCTATCTATGATGTTTTTGTTTCTATCAAAGTTGTAATAAATGATACCCGCATAGTTTACAAAGGTTGCTAAATACTCTTGCTGGAAAGTTCTCTCATCTAAATCATTCTTTGCTTGCTCTATTTCAGACTCAGATACCTGACCACCTTCTAACGTAGTATATTTAAAACTCTGCCACTCAGGGTCTTGTTTGCTGTATAAATCATAAGCAAAATTAAACCCCTTTGGCGAAGAGCAAAATAGTGCATGGCCTAATGTATCTGACAATGTAGGTCTAAGAACCTCGTACCAAGCCTGTGGTTTGATGTCAGCAAATTCGTCTAACACAATAAAGTTTAGGCCAACGCCACGCAAAGATTGATCGTTGTCTGCCCCTTTTAAACTTATAAGAGTGTTGTTTTTAAGCAACAGTGATAAATCAGACTC